ACTGCCCGCGTCAACCCACTAAGGGCCCACCCAGCACAGGAGCGTAGCTCAGTTGGTAGAGCATCGGTCTCCAAAACCGAGGGTCGTGGGTTCGAGTCCCCCCGCTCCTGCCACTTCCCTGGCAAAAGCCAGGAAGTACAGGCACCTGTGAGAAGGTTAGCCAATCACGGCTTCGGGCGGTTAGCCAAATCGAAGTCGATTACAGGGGCCATGGCCTGGCGGGCCATTCGCTTTTGTTCCACCGCAGCGGTGTAAACTGCCACCTGGCGATCGGTGGTCCAGCCTCCCACAGCCTTGAGTTCCTGATTCGACGCGCCGTTTTCGGCTGCGCGGCGGGCGGCGGCTTTGCGCAGGCCGTGGGCGCTGCAATGGGGCAGGCCGGCATCGTTGCACCATTTGCGCATGCGCTGGCCCAGGCCGGCGCGCGTGAACGGCAGGCCGTAATCGGTGACGAGGAAGGTTTCGGTGCCTGTGACGGGCATGGCCTCGATCGCTTCGACCAGCTGCGGCGCAGCGGGAAGCCACAGGACCTGGCCGGTGCTGTCCTTTGTCTTGGACGGGGTCACCTCGATCTTGCCGTCTTTCAGGTGCTTGCGGCCAAAGGATGATGCGTCACCACGGCGCAGGGCCGTCCATAGGAAGATCTCGAGCGCCAGGCGCGGCTTCGTGCCCAGGGGGTGGTAGGCACGGTATTGCTGGATCTCTTCCTCCGTCCATGTGTGGAAGCCGCCTTTGGGAACGGAGATCGAGGCGGCCTGGTCGACCGGGTTGGGGCGCTGCAGGCCGAGCAGCTTGATCGCATAGTCGAAGAACGGCTTGAGTTCGCCGCGCAGATTGTTCGCGGCACTGGGTCCACCGATCATGCGGCCCTTTTCGTTCTGCCGCTTCTCGGCCGCGCGCAACAGGAGCGCCTCGATGTGATCGAACCTGAAATTCGTGATCAGGTCGTGCGCTACCTCGGCCACGAACTTTTCGAGGATCAGGGTAGCGGTGCGCGCAGTGGCCGGGCTCTTGCCGCCGAGGAAGGCGGCCGAGCTATAATAGCGACCGGCAACCCAGCCTACGGTGCCATGGGCATAGCGGGGCGTCGGCTCGGCCGTGCGCTGGGCGATGAAGCTTTCCAGCTCTGCCTGACCCTCGGGCGTGTTGGGGTGCGCTTTGAAATAGGCAGACTGCCCGGCAAGGCGCCAGCGGTAGCGGCGCTTGCCATGGCGGTCGACAAAGGAGCTGACGTTGGCGGGGAGCTTTTCTTTACGAGCCATTCTGCAACAGGCGATCGAGAGGATTGGAGGCGATCGAGGGCGAAGGTTTCGATTCGCCCTTGGCATATATCACGATGTCGCCGGCGGCGGAGACTTGCACCGAGCCGATCTGCACCCCGGCGCGCAGGGTGGCTTTCACGGCCCGCTCGATGTCAGCCTGGGCAATGCGGGCTTTGGTGGTCATATGCGTTCGTTTCTAGTGCCGCTTGCGCCCTGTGGGGCGCGTGGGGGCGTCGGAGGCGTAGGGGATGCCGGTCACCAGCATTTTGCCCAGGCGGGCGAAAGTGCGAAGCTGCACGGCCACCTGTTCGCCGGTGATATCGACCAGGGCGGTGCCGTTGACGTCCATGTCATAGGCGATGGCGCTGGCTTCCATGGCGGCGAACAGTTCGCGCAGGGCGTATTCGGCATCTTCGCTGAGAATGAAGCCGGTGGCGCGGAATTGGGCGGCGAGATCGGGCGTTTGCGGGGCGGCGGTCATCAGCGCGCGCTCCCGTCCGGGTTGTGATCGGACCACAGGCGGCGGAGCAGGGCGGCGCGGCGCGCTGCCTGAAAGTCGATCACGTTGGATGCCGTTGCCGGGCGCCGGGCCGCAGTGATAGGGATGATCTTAGCTTGAGCCATGGGACACTTCCTTGGTTCGGGTCAGGAGCGGCGCGAGGATTAGGCCCCTTGCGCCGCTCTGATATTTTGATATCAAGTAAGCATGAGCAACGCAAGCGAAGATATCAAAAAATCATCGCGGGGCAGGCCAAGGTCTGACACCGCGCCCATCATGGTCCGCATGGCCGCAGAGGAAATCGCGGACATTGATGCGTGGATCGCCTCTGAAGGGCCACCTTTCGTGACAAGGCCGGAAGCCATCCGCCGTCTGGTGCGCAAGGCGCTCGACAAGGAATGAGCGCAAAATGCGCGCCATTCCGAACCGACCTGATATCCATAATAGGGATATCAGCTTGCTGGATGGCGTAAGCACCGCTGACGCCATCGGACGGAGGGATACCTGCATTATAGGTAGCCCCCTGCATGGGAGCCCATCACCATGAACGCTCTTATCGAAACCGAACCATCTGCTGAGGCTCTCAGCCCGAGCGATTTGCAGGAATTTGAGGGCGAGGTTCGCATTTCCGATGGTCGGCTTGCGGTGCTGCTGGGGTATGGTCAGCCTCGCTACATCAGAGAGATTATTCGGACGAACAAAACCGAATTGCTGACGCATGGGGTTTTGCCACGATTCATGGCAAAACCCCCTTCGGGTTCTAAGGGCGGCCGCCCCGAGCGCATGTTCATGCTGAATGAGGCCCAAGCCATCCTTGTCACGATGTTCAGCCGCACCCAGCGCGCCGCCGAGGCGCGGCGGCAGATCGTGCAGGTCTTTATTGCTTGGCGGCACGGCCACCTCGTCCTCGCGCAGCCAGAAATCGAACTGGCCCTTCCTGCTCCCGAGCGACGGAAAGAGCCGCGCGAGCTGGCGACGCAAGGCGAGCGCTTGTTTGCCGAGTTCAAGCGGCTCTACGGCACGGATGACTGGCGTGAGCTGGTGCCGATCCTGTCCCACATCGTATCCAAGGCGCGTCTGATTGCCATACAGCGGGGAGACGGCGTGATGTCGGCCTTGAAGCATGACAATGCCTGGGTGCCGCTGATCTGCGCGGGCATCGATCTGCGCTATGTGCTCAACAACTCGTGGACGTTCACGCCTGAGGAGCGCGAGTTGATCGACAATGCGCGCGCGCTGGGCGCGGAGGGCCAGGCGATGGCGCTGCAGAGCTTTGCCCGGCAGATCGGCACACTGTGCACGAACCCGGACGCGCCGCTGCTGCTGGACCGTCGCCCGTGAAGGCGCGCAAGGCGCCATAAGAGCGGCCATCACTGGGCCCTCTTTGGGCCGGGCTTGACGCCCAGCGACAAGCGGCAATTGCGCTGCGCCTCGATCAGGGGGCGGCGAAACCGGCCTTCGGCCCAGGCGCAGCGGATCGACCAATCGAGCGAGCCGCGCCGGATCATTTCGATATCAGCCGGGCCATGGGGCTGGCGCGCGGGCGGGGCGCAGGCGGTTAGGGCCGTGGCGATGATGCCGGCGGCGGCGGTGCGAAACGGTTTGATCCGGCGCGGCGTATTGGTTCGACTAGGAATTACAGAGTTGACGCTCTGTAGCTCGAAAGGAAACCGATCATGAAAATTCGCCGCCCCAACATTTCGCGCCTTACCGATCTCGAACAGCGCGCTCGCAGCCTTTATGAACGCGCATTGGAGGCGGGTGATATCCGCGCCGGCATGCATTTTGGGCGCAGGATCGTCGCATTGGATCGACTGGCCAGCGCAACCGCGATGGCGAGCATCGAGCGCTATCGCGATTGATTGCAAAGCCGAGGACGAAATGGGCGGTGCCGCGTGGCGCCGCCCATTTTCATTGTCGGTCGCACGCGCGCGGGAATGATGAAGCACGGCGCGGGGCTTCCTTTCGTTGCGGGTAGAGGCTGGGTTCACCAGGGGAGGCAGTGCTCGAGCGGGCAGCGGGCGAGGCCCGCGATGACGCGATCGAGGATGTGGAGTATGGCCAGGACGGCCAGGGCGAAGGCGACGGCGCGGGCGATGTCGCGAGGGCCGAGGGCGATCATTGGGCCGCGTACCTGGGCGTGAGAGGCTTGCGGCGCGGGCGGGGCTGGGTGGCTTCGCGGACGGGCACGCCGGCGCGGGTACAGTCATCGCACCAGACCTGGCCGGCGCGGGTGGTCCAGTCCACGGGGAGCTGGCCATCGGCAGCGGTGTGATGATTGCCGCAGCGGCATTCGAAGAGGGCAGGGGCGAGGCGTTGGGCAGTCGACATGGGCAATCTCCGGTTCAGCTGGTGAGGATCGCCAGGCAGTGCGCCCTGGCAGCGGTGAGCCACCGGCGCGGGCCGGCGAGGATGGGAAAGCGGGCGGGCCTGGGCGATGCGGCCGGGCGGCAGGCGCGGCAGGGGCAGGCCATGGGGTGAAGGTCACGCGGCACGGCGGGCCTCCTGTTCGGCGGCGATGAGCTGGCGCAGCACGAAGGTTTGCGCGCGGCAGGCGCGGGTGCGGCGGCCGGGTTCGAGGTGCCAAGCCATGGCAATGACCCATTCGGCCTGGGCGGCCAGCTCGGCCGAGAAGCCGCGATCTTCGCGGGCGATCTCGGCAATGGTGGCGATGCTTTGGTCGAGAGCCTCGCGCATGGCGGGGATCTGTTCCGCCTCGGCCGGGGTGCCCTGGCCAGTCGCCATCCAGTGCCATTCGGCAGCCAGCGCCTCGAACACTGCAATTTGGGCCTCGGCATCGGCGGGCGACATCCGGCCCTTGGCGACCAGTTGGGGGAAGCGGGTGCGGCGGGTTTCCAGCATGCGCTGGGCCATCTGCCGGATTTCCGCATAGTCGAATGCGGCGGCGGGCGGCTCCGGGCTTTGGATGCCGTGCCAAACGCGGAATTCCTGTTCGGCCCAGGTCATATGATGCGCTCCGCCTTGGCGGGCTGCTCAAAGACCCAGCATCCCACGATGTGGCCGGCGGGGTTGTTGACCTTCTTGCGGTCCACGAATTTGCGGCTCTTGCTGCCGCGCAGCAGCTTCTTGAGCTGGTCGACGTTGGGGACTGAAAGGCCCGCGTTGCGGCAGCGCGCTTCGAACTCGGGTAGCTGGATCGCAATCAGTTGATCGCGGTTGCGGTGCTGGTTGAGCGATTTGCCATCGGGGTGGTCATCGGGCTTTTCGCGGGCGAGCAGGTAATCCACCTTCTCCCAGAAATCAGCCACGGTCGGGTGGTCGCCGCCGGTGCTCAACTGACGATCGAGCGCGAGCGCCTCGATCAGCGAGAGCGTTTCTGCGACCCATTCCGGGCGGATGGCGGGGAACAGCGCCGGCAAAGTTTCGACCGCCGCCGCCAACTGGCGATGGTTCTTGATGACGCGGTCGTTGTGGAGACCTTCGACTCGGGTGCGCATGTCGCGTTCGTGGAATTCGGAGCGCGCGAAATAGCGCTCGAGCCATTTGGCCTCGTTGCGCACGACATGGACGATGGTGCCGGAAACCTGCTCCATCGGCCATTGTTCGAGGCGGATCGCGGCGGCGCGGGTCGCTTCGTTGCGCCCGGCCTTGTCGATTTCCATCGACATGAGGCGCTCGAGCACGGCGGGGATCGCGTCGATCCGCTCGTTCTGCACCAGGTAGATTGTGCCCAGGAATGGCGGTTCGCTGGTTTCGACGCCGTTGCTCTTTTGCCCGGTGCCGCGCGGGGAGCGGCCGTTGAACAGCACGAGCAGCTCGTTGTGATCGAATTGCCTGCCGCCGGTGCGCTTGTCATCGTTCCGGCCGCTTTCGATCAGGCCGACCGGCAGGTTGGCAACCTTGATCAGGCTGCGCGCGATGAAAGCGGGGGTGGCTTTGTTGGGATCGAACCCTTCGTATCCGCTGCGGCCGAGCAGCTTCCACAGGAACTCGATCAGAGTGGATTTGCCCGAGCCGGGCTGGCCGGTGATTTCGAGGAAGCCAATAGACTTTTCGCGCTGGCGGATCTGCACCGCGAACAGCGACATGACGAAAAAGGCCAGGCCGACCATGGCCTTTGGCCCCCAGGCGGTCCACAGATCGGGCACCCAGGCGAGATCCAGGCGCTCCGGGTCATACTCGATATCGAGCAGGCGCTCGTTGCTGCGCGGCTTCACCGCTGCCTTGCCGAAATCGAAATAGGCTTCGCGGTTGATCTCTACCACGCGGCCTTCGCGCACGGCCAGATCGCCCAGAACCCAAGCCCGATGCGGGGCTGAATATCCGGTGAAATAGATGGGTTCGACCACTTTGAGATTGCGGGACTGCGTCCGCATCATCCGGTCGAGCTGCTCGCCGCTGCCGCTCCACATGCCGGCGAATGCCCACAGGCGCTTCTTGAATTCGCTGCTGTTGGCGCAGGCGGCCGAAGAGAACCGCGCCTTTACGGATTGATCCTCGAACGGGAAATCGATGTGGAGGAAATAGTTTGTTTCGTCCGCGATCTCGTCGCGCTCGCGGTAGAGCAGACGGAACGCGCAGTTGGCGATTTCCTCGACCACGATGCGGCGCTTCTGGGTCTCATCGTCGAACGAGACCTTGCAGGACCACAGGCGGTTCTTGTGGCGGAATTCGAATGAGGAAACCGCCTGCTTGTGGTCCGCGATCAGGCGGGCTTTGTCGCGGGCGGTCTCCGCGATCGTGATCGCGCCGTGGTAGCGATACTGGTCGAATGCCCAGTCGGAGAGCGGGGCCTTTTCCTTGTCGCCCGCCCAGTCGAGGTGTTCCTTGAGAAGGTCGTTCCAGTCCTTCTTGGTGCCCTCGCCATCGGGGCGCACCTGCATGGCGCTGGCGTCCCAGCCCTCGGCCGTGGCGCGCTTCACATATTTGATGGTGTATTCGACGCCGGCGCGGCCCACGTCGAAGGCGAAGACAAGGCGGGGGCGCGTGGTGCGCTTGATGCGCTCCAGCTCGACGCGCAGATCGGCCAGGAAGTGTTCTGGCCAATTGTTGGTGGACATGGCCGATACCGCCACCTTGTGCACCTGGCACAGGGCGGTGGCGTCGAAGATGCCCTCGGTGATCAGGATCTCTTCCGCCTTGGCGATCTCTTCCATCGAGAGGCGCGGCGGAATCCAGCAATGGCCCTTGTAGGTGCCGCCCTTGCGGAAATGGGCCTTCTTCTCGAAGCGGCCCGGTCGGTCGATCAGCCGTTCCCAATAGGTATCGCCCACCGCGAAACGGACGGTGGCCGAGGTGTGGCCCGTCTTGTGATCGCGGTAGAGTTCCTGGGTATAGCTGCCGCGCAGGAGGCGCAGATCGAGGCACCGCTCGTGCTGCAAATAGGCATCGGCGGTGGCGGTGGGGTTTTCCTCGGTTTCGGGGAAGCGCTTGGACCAGTCCTCGAACAGATCGGGCAGGGCATCGCGCACGGTGATTTCCCACCCGCAGCGGTCCTGCCGGCCGCACCGCACGATCTTGGGATCCTTGGCGGCGGCAAAGGCTTCGCGCTTGCCGCAGGCGGGGCATGTGCCCTCCTGCAACCAGGCACCCTTGGTTTTGCGGAACTGGTATTGGGCCTGGAGGCCCTTCAAGATTTCGGCTTCGAGGTTCACGCGGCGCGGCCCTCGATCAGCTGGCAGGTGCGCAGCACGAGGTCACGGCCAGCGGGAGTGAGGGCAAATCTGGCGCTGCTTTGGCGCATTGGCTCGCGGGTCAGCTTTTGCAGCGCGCGCTTCCAGGCGGCATCGGTGTATGTCACCAGCCCCTCGCCCTCGCCGAAGGGTGCGCCCTCGATGTCGACATAGGCGACAGGCGCCCAAAACTGCAGTTCGGTAAAGCCAGCGACCGATGCGAGAAATGCCCGCTCGGCCGCATTGAGGGCGGGGGCGGTGAGGCGCAGAGCGTGGTCAAAGGAAATCCTGCCCGATGTGGGCAGGGTGGGTTGGCTGGTGGCGCGGTGTGCGCTGGGCATAGGTCCCCCTCCGGCGAAATCGCCGTTGAAAAATTCTCGGTCGTGTGGGTGGCTGGCGGGCGAGCACCCGGCCTGATCAGCCGGTGAACATGCTCATCTGGCTATCATCCTCGCCCTTTTCCGGCGGCATGACATGGGGCACCTGGTCGCGCGGGCAGACTTTCAAATCGAGGTCCGGGCGGTCGATCAGGCCAGGGTTGAAGCTGTGCACGAAGGTCAGCTCGTTGAGCCAGGTGTGGCCGCAGCCGGTGTTGGTGCAGTGGCAGTGCAGGTGTTTCACCGTGGCGGTGATCCGCTCGCTGCGGCGAACGAAGCCGGGCGCCTCACACTTGGGACACAGCACGAAGGCGCGGTTCGCCTGTGTTCCGCCCGATCGCATGCGGAATTCCAGCGGCGCATGGATCAGTAGCCGCGATTGTAGATGGCCTTCGCCGCTCATTGGGTCCCTCCCGTGGTGGCTTTGCGCAGCCCAAGATGATCGACGATCGACATGAATTCGCCGGGGCCGTCGATGGCAGCGAGGCCATCAGTCAGCATATCGATTGCTTCTTGCACTTCCTTCTTGGCCTCACGGCGCGCCGCAGGGCTATCAGGCTGGCTGCTCACCTTGATCATCGCTGCAACAGCTTCGCCGGCTTCCTTGGCGGCGCCCATGGCGATTTCCGACAAGGATTGCCCGGCAACATCCTGCGCGGCGATATCGAGGCGCAAGGCCATGAGGCGGTGGAACGGCGCATAACCGCCGCCCCGCTCGATAAAGGCGCGGTCGAGCCTCTCGGCATCGATCATGCGGATCTCGGTTTCGCAGTCGTGATCGGACCAGAGGCGCACGGCCCGGCCGGAAACACCGCAGATCGCGCCGCACTGGTCCCACCCGATCACCGAGGCCACCTCCGTGAGGGTCGCTTCATAGGTAAGAGGCTCCCGGCGCTTCGTCATGCGCGCGCGCCCTTCGTTTCTCCGAAGTTATTGAAAGAGACGCGATTGCTTCGGCCAACTACGCGGTTCGGGAAGATTTCGGCGCACTGATCGACGCCGGTCCAGCGAGGCGAGGGGGGGTGAAGGGCGACCGGATAAATATCGGGGCGCAGAGCATGACGAGAAACACGATAGAGGTCTTCGGCCAGCAGAACATATTCAGCGGGCAATTGCTTCGATTGATGGATGATCCGCCACATCGTCGATTGTGGGATACCGAGATCGCGCCCGAGTTGGCTGACAGATCCAGCCTGATCGCGGCAGGCGAGCAGTGCTTCGTAGCGTGTCATATCTTTATTCATAATTGGCTAGATAGCCAAAAATGGATAGGCAGGCAACCTGAAAAAGCATGGGGCGGCGCTATTCAGTTTTGGGTAGGTGTCGCCACGTGGTAGAATTGATCCCCGAACGTCTGACGGAAAGGCGCAACGCTGCCGGCATCAGCCAATCCGAGCTGGCGCGCCGCGTGGGTATTGGTCAGTCTTCCGCGAGCCGATTGGAAGCTGGTGGCACTCGCAACCCGAGGCAAATCGTTCAAATTGCCAGAATTTTGGGGACAACTCCGGAATATCTGACGGGTGAAACCGACGATCCGCTGCCGACAACTGAGATCAAGCTTTTGGCGCCTGCCGTTGCTGCGAATTCCGACATGGTTGAGATTGCTGAGTTCAATCTCGCCTATGGTCTGGGCGGCATCTACATCCATGACGCGCCGGCTGAACGGGTCATGCGCCCGTTTTCGAAGGCATGGGTGCGGCAGTTCACGCAATCGCCGATCGAGCAGCTATTCTGGGCCACCGGCAGCGGCACGTCGATGATGCCGGCGATTCTCGACAGCGACATTCTGCTTATCGATACCGGACAGCGCACACCGCGCATGTGGGACCACGTCTGGGCTATCGAAATGCATGGCCTGGGCATGATCAAGGCCCTGCGGCCGGGGAAGGAAGGCGCAATGCGCATCCTTTCGCTCAACCCCGATTATCCTGAAGAGGTCGCCTACGACGGGGAAATGAATGTCATCGGCCGCGTGGTGGCCATTGTGCGGAAGATCTGAACCTATGCATCGCAGATTGATGCTTGCCGGATTGATGGCCCTTTTGGTTGCACCCGCCCCGGCACTGGTTGCGCGGCGAAAGTCGCAATCATCGGCGCCGCGCCGCTCTCGGCGTGCCAGGAGCGCGGCCTATGGGGGTGGTGGAGACAAGAACGCCAGCTATCCCAATTGCTCTGCCGCCCGCGCGGCCGGCGCGGCGCCGCTGCATGTTGGCGATGGCGGTTATTCCCGCCGCCTCGATCGCGACGGCGATGGGATCGCCTGCGAATAGCAATTTTCAACCGGGGGGCCGCTCTGAAACTGCAAACATACCTGTTCGCCGCCGTCGCACTTCTCCTGTCTGCTTGTGGTCAGCAAAAGACGGGTGATGAGATGGCTTCGCAGTCTACCAGCCAATCGACCGGAACTGCCGATAACAAAGCGACGCACACTGAAAGTGCGGAAGTCCTTAGCAAAGCAAGGCGAGAGGCTGAGGAGTTTTGGCCCGTTATCGGTCTTCCAAAGGGGGCTTCCAAAGCTCCTGTATCGGATGCTTGCACAACATCGATTTGCGAGGCGAAGCGGGTGCAATTTGTTCGAAATGATTGGCCAAAGGCTTGGCGCGGAGACCATCAAGGTCAGGTCAATGCGGCATTTTGTCGTAGAACTGGATGTAATGGCGCTGTTGTCATCGACAAGGTAGATGCCTGTGCTTGGCGCCTAGTTGTCGCTCGCAGCCGCTCGTCCGACTCCGGCGATATGGACGCCAGAAATCTGAAAACCGACTGCGGCGACCTTGATCAGTTTGGCTTAGAAGCGGCACAGTCAAGAGCGCAAGGCTATGTTGCAGGCCCCGCCTGAGGGGCTGGCGCTAGGCGCTCTCCAATTCGAGCCGCTGTTTCAGGCCGCCGGCTCCCATGGTGGTTTCCAGGCTTTCTACAAGCCAGGATGCGCTGTCGATCGCGCTGGTCCAACCTGACAGGGTGGCCTTGGCGTTGGGCTGGATCTGCATGTTCCCCGTGGCTAGCTCATAAGTGAAGACGCGCTTGCCGCGTGCCCGTTTCTTCGCCTCGGCGGTGGTGGCCTGCCGGGCCTCGGCCTCGCTGGCATAGACGCGCTTCAGGCGCTTGCGGTTGGCGCCGGCGGTCTTGTGCGTGCGGCGCTGGCCGGCGCCGGAATCGTGCCACTGCGCTTCGGCGCCGTCATACTGGCCACGATCGGCCTGACGGCAGGACCAGGTCCAACCGCTCTGACGGGTGAGGACAACGGTAGGGATCGTCTTGCCAGTGGCTGTGGTGGCGCTGCCCACGGGCAAGACGATAAGCTGCTTGTTCTTCCACGTCGCCACCGCGTCATAGCGCTGACCCAGATCCTTGACGAACGCGTGATCGCTCTTGTTGTGCTGCTCGAGCAGGGCAACGGTCAGACTGGCAAGATCTGGGTGCACTTGGGCAGACAGGCCGTTGCGCGCGGCGATGGCGGAGAGGATGGCGCCCAGCGTGGTATCCTTCCACACCTTCACCCGGCGCTGGCGCGCGGTGCCGGTGAAATCGGCCGAGCGCGCGCGGATCACGATCTTGTCGGGCGGGCCGCTCTCTTCCACCTCGTCCACCCGAAACGCGCCCTTGTCGACCAGGCCGATGGTCACGTCGTCGCCGCTTTCCCAGCCCAGCGCCAGGCGGATGTAGCGGCCCGTGCTGGGGGCTTTGAGTTGGCCATCGTGGTTGTGCAGCGTGAGCGACAATTCGTCTGCCTCCCCACCGCGCTTTTCGGTGAGGGTCAGCTCGAGGTAACGCGGGTCGATCTTGTCGGCCAGATCAGTGCCGTCGTCGAGAGTGAGGCGGATGCCGGCCTTGTTCGCGGCCATGGGTCAGGCCTTGCGCTTGAGCGTGACGGTGAAATCGATGCTGCGCGGAATGCCGCCGGCCATGATGGTCTGGTGGGTGAGATCGAGGCCGACGATCACGTAATAGCCCCAGACTTCGCCCAGGCCGTTCATGAGCGCCCAGGCATCGCCGGTATCGCCCATGCTGACCAGCGTATCGAGCGCGCTATACTTCCCCGCGATCTCGGGAATGCAGGCGCCGCCGATCGTTACGTCATCGTCACCCGGGCCGATGAACTGGACGGCCGGGCGGGCGCCGAAACGGTCGCTCGCCTCGTGGCGCCATGTGATGCGGCGCTGCAGCTCGGAATAGGCGAGTGTGTCCATGCCGAACACGAACATGCCCAGGGTGAGCAACTGGCCGGGCGTGGGCCCCGAGGCCATCAGCGGCCGTCCGTGTCGTAGCGCGAGCGCGCGGACACGCCCTGCGCGGCTTGGATCTTGCGGGCCACGGCATCGGCCAGTTCGTCGACGCTTTGCCCGGCGGCGCCATAGACGTTGATGATGATGGTGGTGGGTGCGGTGCCGCCGGCACGGCCCATCGCGTTGGGCGTGGCCGAGGCGGGGGAAAGTGCCATAGCGCCGGCAGCGGCCACGCCGGTGGCCATGCGCCGGGCGGCGCGCGCGGCATTCTGGCCTTGCCCATCGATGCCAAGTGCAAAGCCGTTGGCAACGTGGCCGCCCATGGTCATCATCAAGCGAGAGGGCGACTTGATCCCGAAGAAATCCTTGAATGCTTGGACCCCGTTTCGCGCTACCTCGAGGAGCCGGTTGCGCAGGCCGAATGGGTCGATCATCGCCAAGAGGCCCTGCATCATCATGCTGCCGATGTTGCTAAGCCAGGCTGGCGCGGCCGAGAGGGTATCTTTCACCCACTGCCAGCCCGTGTTGAACGCGGCCTTGATCTTATCCCAGTTTGAATAGACCAGATACGCCAGCACGCCGATCGCAATGCCGATTGCCACAATCACCAGAATCATAGGATTGGCCAGCATCATGGCCCCTGCGCGCATCATGCCTTGGCCCATGAAAATAGCCGCGGTGCGAAGCATGCCGAACGCACTGGCCACCTTTGGGAAAGCCGCAGCGATCGAGCCTGCTTCGCGGAACTTGGCGACCAGTTCCCAGCCTTTCGCGAGAGGCCCGAATAGCCCACCCAGCGCAAACCGCATCGCGCCGAAGCCAATACGCATGGCGACGCCACCCGCAGCGGCCTGAATGAAGAACTTGGTGAGTTCTGGGTGGGCGGGTGCAAAATTGCGCATCGACTGGGCCATGCCAACAATGCTGGCCGAACCATCGGAGAGGGCGGGCAACAACTGCTTGCCCAATTCGATATTCAGCGCCTTGAGAGCGTTGGTGGCAAGTCCGACAGCCCCTTCCGTGGTTGCCACGCGAGACAGGTATTCCTTCTGCATCGAGCCGGCATATTGTGCATTGTCCCCGATCAGGCGCATGTTGGTCTGCAGCTTGTCGAGGTTGGTCAGCATGGGCGCGATAGCGGCCACCGATTCCGAGCCGAATAGGTTGGTCAAAATGCCGGCTTGAGCCGCTTTTGGCATCTTGGCCACGCGGGCCAGCACATCGTTGATGGCGCCAACGGAATCGGTCTGCATGCGCTGGGAAACCTTCGACGCTTCGAGGCCGAGCGACGAGAAAGCTTGCTTTTGGCTTTTCGTGGCGGAGGCGCCCGCCGTCATGGCCAGCATCATGTTCTTGATGCCGGTGGCTGCGATCTCCTCTTCGACGCCGACGCTGTTGAGCAACTGCCCTATTGCGGCAACCTGGCTGGCGGAAACACCGGCCACTTTGCCCAGCGCGCCGATGCGGGTGACGATGTTCGAAACTGCAGTGGCATTCCCGCCATAAGCATTGGTGAGGGCGTTCACCTGATCGGCAAGCGTCACCACGCCAGACTGCGACATGCTGAAGGCGGTGCGCCACTTGGCCATCATCGCGCCGGCCTCGTCGCCGGTCATGTCGAAAGCCACGCCCATCTTGGCGGCATCCTCGGCAAAGCGTAGCAATTCCTGCCGGGGCACGTTGGCGCGGCCGGCGGCGGCGACGATCGCGGCGATGCCCTCGGACGCCATCGGGATACGGGTGCTAAGGTCGAGTACGTCGCTCGACATCTTGGCAAAGGCACGAGGCGTGGGGAAATCCACGACCTTGCGCACGTCGGCCATCGCGGATTCGAACGATATGGCTTGCTTGGCCGCGAATGCGAGTGGCGCAGCCATGGCGATGCCGCCCATCACGCCGCGCGCGCCAGCCTCCCGGTGTTCGGCACCCCGGTTGCGGATATTGTCGGCCTGCGCGCGAATGGCATAGGCACGACGCTGCGCCTCGCGGGTCTGGTCCAATAGGCGCCGCTGCTCTTCCAGGCGACGATTGGCGTTGGCCATGTTCTCGGTGAGCGTGCGTTCGTGCTGGCCCAGGCGGGCCACATCCACGCCTGTCGCGCGCATCTGCGAGGTAAGTTCGCGGGCGCGGCGGGTAGCCTCCTGCTCCTTGTTCTTCATGTTTTCGAGATTGGTGGCGGCCGCGCGGATCTGCGACACGAGCTTTTTGGTGGGCGCTTCGCCCGCCACGATCTGCTTGCGCAGGTGGACGAGTTTCTCTGCAGCGGCGGCGGATGCCGTCTTGGCCTTTTTCAGGTCTTCGCTTGCGGTTCGCAGCGCCTTGGCCTGGCCCATCTGCGCGTTGAGCGCCTTGGTTTCCTTGCGCAGGGCCTCGATCTCTTTGTTGGCGCTGCGCCCAGCATCGACCAGCTTGCGCATACCGGGCGTCATCCGGTCGACGCCGATGAAGTTCACCAACAGGGACAGCTTCCGGTCACTCATGATCAGTTCTCCGGCGCGCCCTGCATCTTATTCCAGCGGCCCACGGCAAGGGCGCGCCACCGGGCCAAATCAGCAATGTCCATCTCTTCCAGGACGGATGGCGGCCAATGGAAAATGGCCGCGATATCGGCCATCATGTCTTCGGCGCGTATTCCTCGATGACGGCCATCATCATCTTCCGCTCCGAAGCTGACATAAAAAAACCGCGCACCACGCCGCCGATCTCCGCCAAATCTTCGGACGCCAGGCCATCGGCCTCGACTGAGGTGAGGGGCGGGCTGCTGATGCGAGGGATCAACTGGAGCAGCGCGGTAATGTCGGCGCGCATGATGTCCTGAAGGGACAGGCCGCGCAGCTCGCCGCTCTTCGGTTTGCGAAGCTGGAGCTGCTCGATCAGCTGCTCACCACGCTTGATGGGTTCGCCAAGGGTTACGGTTTCGATCTGCGGCGCGGCGGATGCGGTGGGCGGGGTATCGGCCATGTGCGGGGCTTCCTGTGTCTGCGGGGCGGGAAGGCCGGGGGCGGGAAACGGATAAGCGCCCCCGGCCACCATCGACCGGCGCCCCGCAACAGGACCGGCGATGGATCTGCGATGTGAGACGTTTGGGGCTGGGCTCGCGCGCGTGCCAGTTGGTGGGTGGGTAAGGGCGCGCATTACCGCTCCGGAAATCTGACGCAGAGACGCCGTGATGTCGCCTGGGTTCGGGTTTATGACGTGCCTAATTTTGAAATAGAGTCTTGAAATAAATCAGGAAAAATATTTTGGATAACATATTTTTAAGCAATATTATCTGTTGACTCGAAGGAGGCGAAAACAAAATATAAAGCGTATTGGAAGAGGAATATTATTATGGCCTATGTCGATTCCGCTGATGTTGTCCCGGCAATGAGCCGCTCCGATTTGTCAGCGCGACCTAACCACTCTCTGTTGGTCTATCTTTTGGAGGCTGGTCGGCAGGGTTATTTCTACTTCTCTGCCGCCAATTTGTCCGCGGCAGTGACGGCCGATTCCGCACAGGCGTTCTATGTTCCGCCCAGCACCGATACAAGTGGTGCAAGCGGAGCCTGGGTGCGTGCGGGTGCATCTGATGCGATTGCCGACGTGCGCTGGTTTGGCGCTGATGGGGATACCGACGCAGATGATACGACCGCGATGCAGGCTGCGGTTGATTGGCTCAATGCAAGGCGGGGGCGTACTTTGCAGATTCCTGCCACCGCCAGATCTTTTTCGTTTTCCAGCGATCTCGTGATTTTGCAGGACAATGTGCGGATTGAAGGAGTGGGCGGCGGTTACGGTAAGCTACGGGGCAACGGTGGAGCGAAGATTGTGCTCGGTAGGGCGGACCCGCAACCATCTGATTCCCCCAAACCAGCCAAAAGTGGTACGAAAGTTTCCTATTGTACGCTTTCTGCATTGGCAATTCAGCCGGCCGGCAACCATGAGGGGCCATGCGTGTTGCTCGACTATGCCGATAGTACGCTGATCGAGCTGTGCGACATTGGTCCTTCCACTCAAGATGGCAGCACCTTCACCATTGGGATCAAAACCAACTGGGTGCAGTGGGTCTATATCGATCGCAATCTGATTAATGTGAATGGTGCATGTCTTTGGTTACGGCGTCCAACTACGCAAACACAGAATGAAGATCATTTTCATATCACGCGTAATCAGCTTTATAATGGTAAATATCCTCCCACAGGTAATTGTAATCCGGCCAATGGTGATTGTACCCCTGCAAATATTGTCATCGCAGGGGATAAAAACTGTACGTATGCAATGTTTGAATTAGAGATTTCTGGAAATCATTTTCTGAAAGCTTTGGCCGGGCCAAATGCCAAGGATGTGAAGACGGGAGGTATTAGGCTTGTAGGGTCTGATGATTCTGGTGATTATAGGTCTTTAAATTGTGGAAATATTATAAACAACTTTTTTGAATATGTAAATTATCCGATCGATTTTGCTCGCGGACTCAAAGGTTCCACCGATTCCAGTGCAATAAATTTTACAGGTAACAGCGTATTGTCGGCAACTCTCGTATTCAATGGCAGCGGAACTACGAAAGCAACAGCCACCCTCGGTGGAAACTATTTCTTGCAATGTGATACGATTGTTGACGGG